GCCGGATGTTAATGTCATAGGAAATGATGTTTCAGTTATAAGCAGTACTGGTACTTTCGGTGGTGATAATGTTACATTATATACTAAGAATATATTTGCCACATCAGGTACATATACTGAAGGTGTTACTGCACCAACATTTCATGGTGATTTACAAGGTTGCTCTACTCAATCTCTTTCTGCAAACGTTTCAGCAGGCATTGGTGGAGGAGGCCATACAGCATCAAGTACTGCAACAAATACTAATCAAACGACTCAACCTACAACTGCAAGAATTAATGCCGTTTTAAATACATCTGAGGCTGGTATAAAAGAAGTTGAGATTGACGAAAATATGAAAAATATAATCGATAAAACTACTAACTATGGCGGCATAACTAAAAATGATGTTACATTAAAAAGACATAGATCAATAAGTAAAGATCCAAATACCATGAATAATGAAGAATATCAATCTGCAGTATTTTCAGAAGGAATATTAAATCCAAATTCCGCAGTAACTATTCCAGAAATTACTGGCCAAGTACATCCAAAAGGTTCAACACCTTTAAGAGGTTCATCTAGTATTGGTACTAAGAATGGAAAAAATTTAATTCAAATATAGGCACGTTATGGGAATAGAAAAATTTAAAACTGAATTAACACCAGCAGGTCAATATGATCCTACATTTCAAGATAGGATTACACCTAGAACTAAATTAGCTCAAAACGTAACTTTATCAAAGTTTTTGGCTTCTTATAATGATCCAGTCGTTTTCAATAATTTATCAAGTGAAGATGATAGATTGCTGTTAGCTAAACAATATTACTTACACGCTGAAGTTATGAAAACAATCAATAGTCCAAATGGAAGTGAAGAATTTCAAAATCATAGATTAATTGTTTCTGAAGGATATTATAGACCAGCTCCAAATGAAACGTTAGATGTAACAGATGGTATAAATCATTTAAAAACTAAAGGCAGAGCAGTGGTCTATGAATTAATTGGTCAAGATGGTCTTGTAGACTTAGATAAAACATTCGACCTTGCAGTATATTGGAAACAAAATATTCAATATGAAAAAATGATATTGAATTACGATACGTTTGATCCAAATGGAAGTTTACACGCTGATATTATTCTTATAATGCCACGTGTTATATCGCCATGGAAAGTAACTTATGAAAATGAAATTGAAACGCGTTATAATAATGCCGTTCAAACTACAGGCGAATTATTAGAAATTGGAAAAGAAGAAGAAACTGCAGAAGAAACAAACAATACTGCAGAACCTATTAATGAAACTCGAGCGTTTGCAGTTTATGGAACGAGTAATTCAGGAGCCACTGCGGGGCAAACTGGTTATTTTTATCCAGTATATACAGATATAACATTAGTTCCAAAACCTTATCACACACACACTTTTGATGAATATGGCGGTATTACATTTTATATGCCATTAGATAATCAGAATCACGCTAAAGCAACTTATAACGCGAATTTATATGCTCTATACGGATCTACGTCTAATAGTTCAGGAACTTCAAATGGCGGCAGTAGTTATGCATAATTTCGTTATAAATAGAAAAAAGGATTTAAGGAAATAATATGCCAGCACGTGTGTTTTCTATAGAAGATGGTAACACTAATACACAATCTATAAGTGTAGCTAGAACTCGTCAAGATATCGATATTGATTTGAGTTTTTCAGCTAAGTTTGTTGGTACTGCATCTGATGGTAGCAATATACGTGGTGATGTTTTTAAGAAAAACAATTTAGCTTCTGTTAAACAGGCTATAAGAAATTTACTTCAAACTAATTACACTGAAAGACCTTTTATGCATAGGTTCGGTGGTAATTTATCTGCACTTTTATTTAGATTAAGTACTGAAGTAGATGATTTAGGATTAGAAGACGATATAGTAAGTGCAGTTGAAAGATTTGAACCGAGAGCTAAAATTCTTAATATAAACAGTGTAATAAGTCCAGATAATAATGAAGTAAGAGTAACAGTAACATTTCAAGTAATTTCTACGTTGCAACAAGATACCGTAGAAATAAATTTAACAAGGTTGAGATAAAATGGCAACTACAATTCAATCAACAGATTTAGATTTTGATACAATCAAAACGAGACTTAAAGATTATTTTAAACGTCAAAGTGAATTTAATGATTATGATTTTGAAGCTTCGGGGTTGAGCAATATACTAGATGTGCTAGCATACAACACGCACTTTAATGGTTTAATTGCTAACTTTGCAATCAATGAAAGTTTTTTAAATACCGCACAATTGAGAAGTTCCATTATATCTCACGCTGAAGCGTTAGGATATGTACCAAGATCATACACATCTTCACAAGCAAAATTAAATTTATCTATTTCTATATCCAGCGGCAGTAGACCTAACTTAGTTACTTTAGGTAGAGGGACAACTTTTAATACTTCCATAGACAATGTTTCATACACATTTAGAACACGTGAAAATTACACAGCAACTCCTGATGCTGCAGGCGTGTATAATTTTGTTACAAGCGAAGGACAAACTGATATACCTGTATATGAAGGAATAGAAAAAGAAAAAACTTTTTTCGTAGGTGATACTGCTGATTCACAAATTTACGTAATACCAGATGTCACTATGGATACTACTACTATAAGAGTAAGAGTCTTTGATACGGCAGTTAGTTCAACATTTGACACATATACTAATATCAATACAGCTACTAGAATAACAAGTACATCTACGCACTATCAAATTAAAGAAGTTCCAAATGGTTACTATGAAATAATTTTTGGTGATGGTATAAGTACGGGTAAAGCTCCATCAGCTGGTAATATGATTGTAATTGATTATTTATCAACAAAGGGGCCATTAGCTAATGGTGCCTCTGTATTTACAACTTCTGCTCAGGTCGAAGGTCAAAATTTAACTGTTATTACAAATTCTGCAGGAGCTGGTGGATCTTATAGAGAAGGTATAGAGTCTATAAGACAAAATGCACCGATATATTTTACATCACAAAGACGAATGGTAACGGCTGAAGATTATAGAGGACAAATATTAACAAACTTTAATTCATTTGTAGATGATGTTACAACTTGGGGTGGTGCAGACAATGATCCTCCAGTTTATGGAAGAGTTTATGTGTCATTAAAATTTAAGAGCGATGTTGATGCTGCTACTCAAGACAATGTAAAAACGAGAATTATCAATGAGTTAACTAATAATTTTGCGATTGCAACAATAGATACAGTGTATGTTGATCCAGTTTTTACATATTTAGAGTTAACTACTACATTTAATTTTGATCCAGATTTAACTAGTAGAACTTCAGGTTCCACACAAAACTTAGTTCAAAATAGTATAGAAACATATTTTACAAATAACTTAGATAAATTTGGTAAAGTGTTTAGAAGATCTAATTTATTAACTATTATTGATGATCTAGATGAAGCTATACTTAACACACGTATGCAAATTAAAGTTCAGCAAAGATTGATTCCAACTTTAGGATTAGCTAGAAGTTATATCATAAATTATCCGGTAGCACTTAAATCACCAGATGATGTTGATTATACAATACAATCAAGTAAATTCACGCATAACAATCAAACATGTATATTACAAAATAGATTAAAGAGTACTACATTAGAATTAGTAGATACATCAGGTAATGTTGTAGTTGATAACATCGGAAGTTATAATGCTGCAAGTGGAAGAATTGATTTGACTGGATTTAATCCTTCTGCTGTAGAAGGATCTGCTATAAAAATATCAGCACTTCCTAGCAATCAAAGTACAATAAGACCATTAAGAGCATCAATTATAAATTTAGACACTGATATATCAAAAGCAAATGCTGTTGTGGATTATCAAAGAACACAAGTAGCCTTAAGCTCAACATCTAGTTCGAGTTCAAGTGGTTCAGGTGGAAGCAGTTCGGGTGGAAGTGGTTCGAGTTATTAATGTCAAATATTAATTATAGTAGTTTTAGAAGACCTTATAATTTTTTAGATAGAAAAGTGCGTGATGCGTTACCCGAGCATTTTACTACTGACTATCCAAAATTTATAACATTTTTAGAAAAATATTATGACTTCTTAGACTCAGACGGTGCTAGTTCATTTGATTACAATTTAAGAGCAATATTTCAATTAAGAGATACTCAATCAATACCTTCAGAATTTTTACCAAATTTAATATCAGAAATAGCTGGTGGTAATACTGGTGACAATTTTCAAGACGCTAATTTTTATGCACAAAGAATTCATGAATTACATAGAACTAAAGGAACAAGATTTGCAATTGAAGAATTTTTTAGAGCGTTCTTTCAACAAAATGTAGAAGTAGAATATCCTAAAAAAGACATTTTTACCATAGGTCATGATTCAGCGGGTCCTTTTAGTAAAATAGGAGCGGAATCAAATAAATTTATTCGTAACAATGCATTATATCAAGTATTTT